ATCTGACCAGAGTTCTGGGATAAAGTTAGCGGACGTGGTTACGGTGCTATGATTAGTACCTAAAGCCATGTTATTTCTCCGTTAATTATTATCGAACCCTTCCTTCAGCATAAGCAGACTGAATCTCATCAGCCAATGCTTCATACCTTCTAGGGTCTGTTACCTGTAGGTTGATTAAATCAGCCCTTCGGTACATTTTTTTGCCACCAACGGAGTCTGAAGATGAACGTGTCTCTGAGCTTGTTTGTCGTAAGGCTTCTTTTCGTTTAGACGCTTCTTGCTCTTTCACTTCTTGAGTCTTGTCAATCATATTGACTTTGTCATACATATCAAAAAGTTCAATTGCGTAGTCAGGTCTATAGTCTGAGTCTGCTTTACGGAACATCTCTTGGCGTATCTCGCTGCTGCCTAGCCATTTTTGAAAGTCTGTGTCAGCGACACGGTTCTCCCAATCTGGATAAGCCTTTTCAAGAACACCTAGTTGATGTTGTTGCTCATTAATTGCTCGTTCTTCTCTTGCCTTGATCAGTTCTGGATGGTTTTCTATTGCTGAGTTGACTGCCGTAGCAGGGTCGTTATAGAATTGGTCCTCAAAACTGTCTGGTTCTTCGGTTGGTGCGGTAGTTTGTGTAGCTTTCTGTGCTTCTAATAAGCTATCAATCAGTTGCCGTTGTTCGCCAACGGTCTGGCCTTGCTTGCCTATTGCTTTCTCAGCGTTTTGATGCATTTCAATTACGTCTTGCATCGACTTACCAGCATACTTCTCAGGGGGTGCATATTCGTTTTCAACAGGGGTTTCGGTTTGTGCAGTCTCAACTGCTAGTGTTCCCTGATCTAATACTTCCTGTGTTTCTGTTATTGGTGTTTCAACGCTTGTCACGTCATCTACAACTACTGTCATAATGGTCATCTCCGCCCACTAAAGGGTTATGAAGTTACTAAGGGTTTAGAGTCCGATTACTCGGATTGCTCTAAGGTGATTTTTGTTACGTTTTCTAAACTTAAAACAAAGTTCAGGATTCGTAACTGACCCTTGGCTTCCCAAAGGTCTTTTTCATTGGTCAAGGTGTCAATATCTCTAGCACCTTTCTCAATAGTTTCTAAGTCTTGAATGAAGTCGAGCCAACCTGCGGTCTCAATCATCTCAAGTCTGTCTTTAATAAACTGATCATCTTCTTTCAAAGCGGTTATCAGTTATAAGTTGGTATGTTTACTTTGTTACCCTCTGCTCTGGCTTTTGCTAGATTGAGGATAGTTTCAGATTTCAAGTGATCAACTTCAGGAATGTTCCTTGCTGTCTCGGACATAGTGTTTTGTATGTCTGCCTTGGTTTTCTCTAAACCAATAGCGTCCTTTTGAAGTTTGAGTATCTTTTCTTGAATACTGATTTGTGTTGGGGCATCTTTCTGTGCTTCAGCCATCCATTTGATAGCTTTGGCTTTCTCTTCTTCTGCCTCAGCTAGAGTCTTTTGTATGTCTGCTTGAGCCTGTTGCATCTGTAACTGCATATGAGCTTGTTCCATCTGCTGTGCTTCAGGATTAGGTTGATTACCTTGTGTAAGTGCGTGAACAATTTGATCTCTGTTGTGGATGGATGAGTTTTGGAACATCGCCAAAAGAATGACATCAAAGGCAGGGGAGTCTTTCGGAATGGCTTGTAACATCTGTACCATTTGTGTTGACTCCAACTCTTTAGCCATGATTCCCATGGTTGAATAAGGGATAAACTTATAATCAGAGACAGGGTATCTATCAACATCAAACTGAATCTTTCTCCACATTGATTTGTTAATCATTGGAATTAAGAAGGTGTTTTGGAAGTTCATTAAGGTGCGTTTCTGTCTCTTAATAGCAGCAGACTGCATCATCGACATGCCTGAAGCTGTACCATTAGGGCCAGCACCAGTATCGGTTGAGCCAGTACCCATCTGAATCATGTTTTGGAGAGACGCGACCTGGTTGAATGTTGAAGGGTCTGTGGTTCCCATATCCAGAGGCATAATTGCATCACGTGGCGAACCATTCGTAAGTACAGTTTTCCCAGCTCGCACCTCAAACTTAACACCCCTTGGTAGTCGGGTTGCATCAGCAGCCAACATTGGGGTAGTTGTGAGTGCTAGAGAGTCAATTCTTGCTCTCATCTCAGCATCAAGTGCCTTTTGAGGGTTATATCCTTTTTCACAAACGCCTCTGCCCCAGAACTTATTTGGGACAATGTCGTGTTGGTATGAGATGAAGGGTCTATCCACCATCATAAAGGCGTTTTCTTCTACTCTAAGTATATACTCGTCATTACAAATAGTAACAACGGCTTCTACAAGCTCATCTTTCTTGGTGTATTCAAAGTCATCCTTATCCATACTGGCTTTAAGGAAGCGTTTAGGGACTTTGCCCCAGTATTCGGTTATCTTTACAGAATCCGACTCATCGGCTTGTCTGGTTTCAGGGTCGAAACCCATTTTTACGGTGTCATAATCACCATCAAGAGGAACATCACGGTAGATACCCGACTGAATCCCTTCAACAACATGGTATCGAGGCTTAATAACCTCATGAGCGACACCTAATGCCTCATTGATTGAGTTGGCGGAAGGGTCAATTAAGAATTCTTTAGGGGAGATGGGTTCAACACGCACATCTATGGAGGGATATTCCACTACTTGACGAGTGGTTGTTAGAGTTCCTTCGACTGGAACTTCAGCAGGAGCGCGTTCAATCGTTTGATCGACAACAATCTTAGCAATACCTGTGCCGTATATAGCACCATTAAGGAAAACTTCACATACAGCGTCTTTGACACCTGTTTTCTCTAAATCTTCCTGTAACAAGTTACGCACATATTCCGCATCACTATTATCTTGGTCTAATACATCATCTTGAATGTCAAACCACTTGCCACGTCCAAAGGTTGCCTCTTCTAATTCGGCTACTGAGGACTCTACGGCTTGTTGTAATGCAGGAGCAATAAGTCTTGATCTTTCTGATTGTCTGGTCTTATCACTTTCCATCCAAATACCACGCCACAGACGATAGTATTCGTCCCATTTAGCGGTGTAATTTATTTCTCGGTGGGTTCGCCAGCTATCTAAGCGGTACATAAGCCATGAGGCTAACGCTTGATATTGCGTTTCTTTTTTGTCCATCAAATGATTTCACTTCCAAGGTGATTGGAATTGCCAGCAGATATGCTGTTCCTGATGATTACCGCCCTTGATTAAGGGTTATGGTGATGGGTGTTCGTACAATTTGCTCTACATTATACCATAAAAAGTGTAGAGAAAGTATATACTTTTAATGAAACTTCAAACTAACTTCTTCAACCTCTATTAATCCGTCCATTAGCATCTTACAAATAACCAAATCAACCACTTCATCGTCCGATGTTTTGTCTTTGTAGAGTTGGTTGGTTAAATTGGCGATAACTTGGCAAGCCACAGCGTATCTTTTGATTAAATTATCAGTAGAATCACTGTAATCAATGATTTCTTCTATTTCTTCTTCACTTAAATCGCTTATGTCTTGATACATTGTGTTCCTTTTAATTAATAACCAGCAACGGCATCCATGGGTTCCCAATCATCTTCAAGCTCAATTGAGTGGGCGAAGTCTGCTACCGATACCTGATCAATATAAGCAAGTGCGTCTAACAAATCGTCATGGGACAAACGATTAGGAAAATCCAACATCTGCCCTGTGAATACTCGCCAATCTCTATCTTCATTAAATGTGATCTGGCCGTGTTCCATTCTTCCTTGTAAGGCCCAGGTGATTCTGTCGTTCTTCTTCTTGCCACCGTGTCGCATTTCAATGATTGAGACCCATGTACCCTCTGTTCTCATTTCATCTTCAAGGTAGGGCAATATAGCGTTCCTAAGAGAGCCAGTTTCAATACCAACTGTCGAGGATTCCACGATAGTTGCCGATTTGAGGATTTTCTTGGCGGTTTCTTTAATATTCCACCTTCCGTGGAGAATATCCTTTACCCACCACTTGTCTCTGTCTATCTTGACGATGGCAATAGCCGTTTCGTCTAGCCTAGATCGTTTTAAATTACGCTCACCTTCCACAGCTTCAAAACCAGCAGGGTCAATAGCGATAACATAGTTTCCTTCTGTGGGTTCTTCACCTGTTTTAAACCAATCTTCTTTAAAGATGCCACCTGAGAAGGTCTCAAACGATGCTTCAAACTCTTGTCTAAAGGACATCGAGGACATTGACTTACTGGCAGCTTCTATTTCATCAGCAGGGATAAAAGGGTTGTCTGTGGAGTTGAATTGAAAGGCATCCCAATCATCATCTTCCAAGGCATCAATATAAAGGTCGTAAAAGTGGTTCTTACCTGCGGGTGTACCAATAAACAACGCACCACCCTTCACATCAGCAAGAGTTGGACGAATTATCTGTTCCCAAACAACGGGTTTCATGCTCGCATACTCATCTAGAACGACATAAGCTAATCCTACGCCACGAAGCGTATCTGGACGATCCGAACCCTTGAGATAAATCTTTCTGCCGTTAATCAATGTTAGAACAGCGGTATTCTCATGGGCAGCAGCAATTAGGTCTTTACCTAAATCCTTCAACATAGACCACATCACATCTTTAGCTTGTTGAAAGGTAGGAGCAATGTAGAAAACATCCTTACTATCAGACTGAATTGCGTTAATGAGTAATATCCAAGCAGCTAATCTTGACTTACCGAACCTTCTTCCAGCAGCCACCACTTTAAATCTCTTATCAGAGTGAAATATCTCCAGTTGAGCAGGGTGTAAATTAATGTCTAGTTCAGCCATTCTTAGCCATATTAATAATCACCTCTTCTTCATCTTTCACAGGTGGATTAACTAATTTCTCTTTTGGTGTCGATAACGCTTTTTGTTCAATGGAATCTATTGAAGAAACATTGATAATGATTTGGGAGTCGTTCTTAGCACGATTAGGGTCAATAGCCTTATGGACGGGTAGGATTCGATCAATACACATCTTCAGGCAATGAACATCACCATCCATAGCCATAGCAACTATCTTATTAACAATCTCAGGGCCTTTGTCAGACATGATTTCTCTTGCTAATAGGGTGTACTTGTTGACAGAGCCTTTAGGTCT